GATTAATCTTGATATTCGTCCTATTGATGAGTGCTTGTGGGCTGTTACTACTTTGAGTTGCAACAGTGGTGCTTCTCCTATGGGTCCTACTCAATCAATGCAAAGTGCATATGTTGCTAACCAATATGCTCCTGGACGACCTGTTCCTGCCGCAATTGCTTACAATCAATCTTTGGTTGCTGCTTCTTTCTATGTTGACTATGTCTTCCTTGATACTGATGAACGTCGAAGATTTGCCCAAAATCCTCATGAATATTTGATTACTCAACTCCAATTCACTGGTGATGAATCTGTTGGTTCGTCTAGTAATAAGATTAAACTCAACTTTAATCACCCTGTTAAGGAATTGATTTGGGTTGTTCAACCAGATCAAAACGTGGATTACTGCTCTTCTCTTGTTTGCGATGCTCTTTTATTCAAGGTTCTTGGTGCTCAACCATTCAACTACACAGATGCTATTGATGCTCTCCCTAATGCTATCCACGCATTTGGAGGACCTGCTGCTGTATCTGCTGACTCTCGTGCTTATATTGATGCACAAGGACTTTTCAATGATGCTGGTGCTCTCGATTATGACCTTCCACCTGGTTTAACTGGATACTGGCATGGAAATGAAAATCTTTATAATGGTCCAAATTTAGGAGGACAAGGTGCTAACCTACTTGACCCTTCTCTTGTTGAGGCTCTTACTGGTCTTCAACGAAGTCATAATGATAACTCAACTGTTTCTGATGCTGGAACATTTGTTCTCACAGAAACATCTTTGGATATGCACTGCTGGGGTCTTAACCCAGTTGTTACTGCTAAACTCCAATTGAATGGACAAGACCGTTTCTCTGAACGCGAAGGTTCTTACTTCTCTTGGGTCCAACCTTATCAAGCACATACACGCAACCCTGATGAAGGTATTAATGTTTATTCGTTCGCACTTCGCCCAGAAGAACATCAACCATCAGGAACATGCAATTTCTCAAGAATTGATAACGCCACCTTACAATTGGTCTTGTCTAATGCCACCGTTGAAGGCACTAAGACTGCTAAGGTTCGCGTATATGCCACCAATTATAACGTGTTAAGAATTATGAGTGGGATTATTGAGTATAAGTTACAATACATAATGATACAAATGTTAACCTCCTGTCCCCAACAGTTGGCTGCCATATTAGATATTTGCTTTCTAATATGGATAAACAGTGTAAAGCAAATATACATTCAACAAAATGTATTATATAACCAGCTAGTCTCTTTTTGACTATTTAGTCATTTTGAGGCAACATTTCTAAATTGCGGGAACATCCTAAGAGCCTTTTCTACTACTTCAATATGTGAAAACATTTTGAATACCCGGGGTAATGACCTAGGGCATAGTAAAAACGAAAAGGATTGGACAATCTGCATCCAAGCTCCTAAATGCGTTAAAGCAAGTATACGGAGAAGGTTCAGAGACTATAATGGAATGGGTCTAAGAAAGTTAGCAACTTTCAATGAAGACTTAAGGAATAGTCCAAACTCAAATAGAAATATTTGAGATACTATATGTGCTGCCTGGGGAGGTTTAGCATATAGTAATTAATTTTAAATGAAATAAATTATTTCCGTTTGAAACATACTTAAAGACATTCATATTATGTAATATATAATATGAATTATAATTTATCATATGACTTTGACCCTCAATTAAATTGTGGTATTATTAGATTTAATGAAAAATATGTATTAATTGATTTTATTGATTTGTTTTCAATCATTAATTTTGATAAAAATTTTATTTATTATAATCCAAATGAAAAAATATATCCTTATTATTTAAGACATAACCAAAAAATTTCATATTTAGAACACTTGTTTAAATATGATAGTTCAAATATTGATTATATTTTTAAAAATAATAATATATTTGATTTAAGACGTGACAACATAGAAATTTATCATCATTATCATAATATTATTAAATCAAAATATGATATTATTGAATATAAATCAGGTCATTATTCAGAAATAGGTAAGGATGCTTATATTATGAAAAATCCTATATGGAAAATAAAAGAAAATGACAAAGAATATTGGTTGATGTATTGTGAAACTAATACAATTATTAAATTATGTGAAAAAAGTTATAATATTATTTTAAAATACAACACTAATAATACAAATTTGACATGGTTTAAAAGTTCAAACGGCTATATACAAACTCATATTGATAAACATAATTTATTATATATTCATAAAATTATTACCGGATATTTTGGAAACGATAAAAAACCTAAAAATATAAGTGTTTACCATATTGATCAAAATCCTTTAAATAATTGTTTTGATAATTTACGCATTGCTATACGTGAAGAGCAAGAGCAAGAGCAAGAGCAAAATACAAAAGGAATTAAAGAAGGAACCAAAAGAGAAAGAAAAACTAGTGCTAAACCTTTACCACAAGAAATAACTCAAAATATGATGAAAAAATATGTTGTTTTTTATGAAGATTATGCTGATAAAGAGAAGAAAAGATTACGACAATATTTCAAAATTGAAAAACATCCAAAGTTACAAAAAACATGGATAGGTTGTAAATCAAACAATATGTCTATTATAGAAAAATTGGACCAAGTTAATAAGGTTGTATATGAATTAAACAAATAAAATTGAAAATATATTAAATACAAGAGTATATACTACATTATACAATGATTAATACAATTGAGAACGATAATCTACTACATCTAAAAAGATTTACACAAAATCTACCTCATCCATCTTATATTGCTGGATTTATTGATGGGGATGGATGCATTTTTATAAGAAAAATTAAAGATGGATACCAATCAGGCATTTCAATAACTCAATGTAGAACCAATATATTACAAATAATTCGTTATCATTTTGGAGGAAGTATAACTTCATCAACCAATAGAAATAATAAAATAATAAATTTATTAGATGAAAATAATCAATATTATTATAAGTATAATATTAGAAACCAATATAATTTAATTATTCGTAATAATGAATATCAAAGACTACTTGATTATCTACATAATAGTTTTATAATTAAAGAAGAACAATATAATTGTTTAACACAATTTAGTAAATACACCAACTTACAAAATAAATATGAAGAAAAAGAAGAGTTGTATATTAATTGTTCTGGTTTAAATCAACAAAGTATTTTAAATGAAGAATATTTACAAAGATTAAATATTGAATATATATCCGGGTTATTTGATGCTGAAGGTTGTTTATATATTAATAAAAATAAAACTTGTGATAACTATAAATTTTACATATCCATATCTCAAAAAAATCATCCCAAAATATTATTTGAAATAATAAATTTTTTAGGATTTGGTAATGTTGAAAAATACAAATTACTAATTTATAAAAAAGCAGATTGTTTAAATTTTATACAATTAGTAAAATCATATTTAATTGTTAAATATAGACAAGCTGAAGCTTTTGAAACGTTTTTAACTACTACTAATGTATTAGTTAAAGAATACATGTATAAAGTATGTAATAGAGAAAAACACGAAATAGAAGAATTTTATGAATTAAATCAAAATGAAAATGGTAAAGAAGGGTTTTTAGAATACTTGAAAATAAAATCATTTACACAACAGATTTGTAAAGAACTTCATAATAAACAAGTTTATAAAAATAAGTCAGAAAAAATGAAAGGAGAAGGCAATCATAATTATGGTAAAATATTTTCAGAAGAAACAAAACATAAATTATCAAATAGTATAAGAGATGCAAAAGGAGGTATCAGTGATGAAAAAATAATAGAAGTTCGTAATTTATTACAAGAAGGATATAAAAATATAGATGTGCAAAACTTGTTAAATTTACCAAGACACACTTTAACACGAATTAAAAATGGTAAAATTAAGTGTAGAAATGAAATAAAAAATCAACAGCAATCTTTAACACAGGAACAAGTTAATTTATCAAAAAGAAAAATATTAGTGGATGAAATTATTATAGTAATTGAAAAATTTATAGAAAAATGGAAACCTAAACAAATTTTAGATTATTTTATAGAACAAAACAAAAACAATGTAACTATTGATATAATTAAAAACATAAAAAGAAATTTAATAAATGGTAAAACAATTATCTATAAGTCTGAATTAGTAAAAGAAAGATATGAATATTATTTAGAATTATTAAAACAATATTCAGATATAATAATATAAATATATAATTAATTTTTATAAATGGATAATAATTATAAAAATACTTTTATACAAATGAAAAAATGTAGAAGAGAAAAAAAACGAATAAATAAACGAGATATTACAGCAGATGAAGTTATATTTATATTTGAAAAAACATTAGATGGATGGAAAACAATTCAAATTTATAATAATATTATTCAAAATAATCCAAATTCATTTATAAATAAAAAAAAAACAGAAACTATTTCCACAGGAAATTGTAAAGTATATGAATCTGAATTGTCAAAAGAAAGATACGAATATTATACTTATTTGAGAGAAAAAGTTTATAAATTAAATGAAACAGAAAAGTAAAAAGTGTATGTTTAATCAGTCATGTAAAAACCAAAACATTATTTCAATATTGGATTATTTGAATATAAATATTTCTCAAATGGTTCTAAAAGTTCATCTAAAATAGATAACTTATAATTTGATATTATATCATTCATAGTTATCTTTTCATTTGTATCACTATTATTTATTATTTGAGCATTAGGATTTTCAAATTTTAATTTAGGTCTACTTCCTAAATTAAGTTCTAATGAGTCAGAATAAATATGTTTACCATGTAGTTGTATTTTTGTGATACAATTCATTAAATTTTCTGAAAAAGCATGTGTAATTATTACAATAACAACAGCAATATTTTCTCCATTATGGTCTACATTAATGGAAGATGCGATAGTTGTGTTAGAACTAAAAGGTCCCGTTTTACTTATACTACATACATTATATCCAAATTTATTTTGTAAATAGTTGCTTATATATTTTTCAAAATCAGACCACACTAATGTTTCGTTAAATATTTGAGAATTATCTATTAGGTCTACTGTTCCTACTGGCCCAGTTTCACCTATTATACCTACTGGCCCAGTTTCACCTCTTATACCTATTTCCATTATAACACATTAACATTATATCTTTAAGTTACTTAAATATTATATTTTATTTGATCTTGTGATTGTTTTATGGTAGTGTCTTTTATGTTTCTTTGTTTTTTTGTGAACACTTTGTTTTTTAAATTTTTTAGATTTTTTAGATTTATATTTTCTATTATGTAATCGTTTCTTAGTTTTACCTCCTAATATACCTACTGCAAACAATGTTCCAACACCAGCGGCTAAAACAGATGAAATCCCGGTGGCAGCAGCAACAGAACCAGGATTTTCTTTCACATAATTTACAGCATTTGTTCCAATATTGGTCATGGTTGGTTCAACATCAATATCTGTTC